GTGAGGCCAGCCTCACACGCGCGCGTAGGCACGCTTGCTACATCAGGCATGATCTGCGGGCGGGCTAACTACTATACCGGCCAGGAAAAGGGGTGAGCGACGCTGTGCTCAAGGCAAAAAGAGAGATGGGCCTTTCGGCCCCTCTCGGCGGAAGATCACAACCATCTGGTCGCGCGGGTGGGATGCATACCGAACAGCACCACCACATGATCCGAGACCGACATGCGGGTGATGCACGTCGACCAGCGCAACGTGTTCGTCGGGCCGTCGATCACGTTGCCACGCGTGCGGCGCGGGGTGTCGCGCCGATTGCGGCGGGCAGCGTTGCGCTTTTCCGCGCGGTAGGTGTGAGCGTCACGGGCCATGGTGTGAGGTTCCTTTGTGTGCGGGAGGGTGGCCCGGGCTTGCGCCCGGGCCAGGGCGGCTAGTGCGACAGCACCGGCCAGATGAAGATCACAAACCACGCGATTGCGAGGCACATGCCGAGGAAGGTGGGCATGTCAGTACCGCGTCACGCTGGAGCGGCAGACGCCGCTCTTGTCGATGGTCGTGGTGCGGAGGCTGACGGGCTCGCCAGCCGCGCGCCGGGCCATGTCGATCTGAGCCTGTGCCCACAGCGCGCCGCGCTTCGCGTCGTTGCCGGCGATGCCGCGCGGCTTGGGCACGGGCTGCCACAGCCCGAAACCGATGCACACTTCGCGAGAGACAACCTTCATTGCTTCGTGTCCTTCAACCCCGCAGCACCATTGCTACGGTACATGCACACTAACACGTTAGGACATGCTGTCAAGCAAGTCCTACGGCTTGCGCCCTAGGAAAAGAATTCTTTTTCTGGGAGGTTGCCCCCAGGGGGATTTGACGCGCGCTGCCCGGGGCTACATACGCATCCCCCATACATTTTTCCCGCCTTCCCTAAATCACCTATTAGCACAAAATTTTCACCCCCTCCCTCAAATCACCCATTAACCGAAAATCCAGACCCCCTACCTACCTCCGCCCCCGAAAATTTTTTGCATTTCAGTCTGAAATCCGAATCACCTTGCGCACACCCTCGCCAGAAGGCATGTTCCGCGCATGAACGCCCTCGCCCCACTCCCTGTCGGAGACCCGGCCGAGCTGGGCTATCCCCCGACGCTGCCGGTGGAGGTCGCCCTGCGCACCGCCCCGGTGAAGACGATCTGCGAGAGCTACGGGCTCAGCAGGGAGGAGTGGGCGCGGCTGCGCGAGGACCCGGGCTTCGTGGCGCATGTGCGGCGCATCATGGATGCGATGCAGCGAGACGGCGGGCTGGGCTTCAAGCTGAAGGCCCAGCTTCAGGCCGAGGAGCTGCTGAAGACCTCCTGGCGCCTGATCCACAACGGCCAGACGCCGTCGAGCGTGAAGGCCGACCTGATCAAGTTCACGGTGCGCGCCGCGGGCCTGGACGGGTCGAAGGATCAGGCCGCCGCGGCACCGCCGACCTTGAACATCCAGATCAACCTGTAGGGAGAGTGACCATGGGCGACGGAATGGACTTCAGCAAGGCGCTTCTCTGCCTCAAGGCCGGGGAGCGCGTCGCGCGTGCCGGGTGGAACGGCAAGGGTATGTTCCTGTTTCTGGTGCCGGGCAGCACCTTCAAGGTGAACCGGCCGCCCCTGCTGGGCATCTACCCGGAAGGCACCGAGGTGCAGTACCACGCGCACATCGACATGAAGACGGCGCAGGGCTACGTCGTGCCCTGGCTGGCCTCCCAGGCCGACCTGCTGGCTGAGGATTGGGTCGTCATCGAGCCGTGACCGACACCCTCGTCTACACGCCGCCGCCGACGATCAAGGAGTTCATCAAGGACTACCGCCCTGGCGCGCTGTTCTACAACTGGATTGTCGGCCCGGTCGGCTCGGGCAAGACCACTGGCATCTTCTTCAAGCTGGTCTACATGGCGAAGAAGCAGGCGCCCGGCCCGGACGGCATCCGACGTACACGCGCGGTGATCGTGCGCAACACGCTGCCGCAGCTGAAGGACACCACGCTGGCCTCATGGTTCATGTGGTTCAAGGACGGGCAGGCTGGGAGGTGGGAGGCGACGAACTACAAGTTCATCCTCCGCTTCGACGACGTGGAGTGCGAGGTGCTGTTTCGCCCGCTCGACACGCCGGAGGACATCGCGCGCGTGCTTTCGCTCGAAGTGACCTTCGCGATCCTGGACGAGTTCGTGCAGATACCCCGCGAGATCGTCGACGCGCTGTCCGCGCGGTGTGGCCGCTACCCGAGCGCCAAGGACGGCGGGGCGACCAACTGGGGGATGTGGGGGTCGTCCAACCCGGACACCGAGGACAACTGGTGGTATGAGCACCTGCACGACGAGAAGGTGACCTACCGCCACCCAGGCTGCACAGGCGGCACGCCTCTGGATGCGATCGCCCGGCCGCACGCGACGACGTACTACCACCAGCCCGGCGGCATGACCCAGGGCGCAGAGAACATCGAGAACCTGCCGGGCAAGCGGGACTATTACGTCGAGCAGGCGAAGGGCAAGAAGCCCGCCTGGATCAAGCAGTTCGTCGACGCGGAGTGGGGCTTCAGCGCGGCCGGCATGCCGGTGGTGTCGAGCTTCCAGAAGGAGTGGCACGTCGCGAAGAAGGAGCTGCTGTTCAACCCGCAGCTGGAGTTGGTGATCGGGCTCGACCCGGGGCTCGCCGGCATGGGCCTCGTGTTCACGCAGGAGGACGTCGAGGGGCGGCTGCTGGTGCTGGGCGAGATCGCGCTCCAGAACGTCGGTGTCGAGCGGATGGTGACGCAGCACCTCAAGCCATACCTGCGACGACGGTTCCCGGGTGCCAACGTGGTGATCGCCCCGGACCCCGCGGCAGCGCAGCGGGCGGTGACGAACGAGCGGGCGGTGACGGACATCCTCAAGCGCCACTTCACGACCAAGGTCGAGACGAACAACCGGCTGCCGATGCGCCTGGATGCGATCGACTATTTCGCCGCGCGGCTGACGGACGTCGGGCCGGCGCTGATGATCGACCCGGTGCACTGCCCGAAGCTGATCCGTGCGCTGGCCGGCGGCTGGCGCTACGCGATGGACCAGAAGCGCGGCGTGCCGCGGGGCTCCGAGCCGGAGAAGAACGAGCATAGCCACATCGGCGATGCGTTCGGCTACGCGGCCCGGTACCACCACAAGCTGGACCAGCGTTACGGTGGCGCGAGGACCCGGACGGTGGTAAACGCTCGGGAGCAGGTGGCGCTGCCGCGCCCGGATGCAAGCCCGGCGTACCACTTCCGGTGAGGAGCAGGCTATGAGCGAGACCACAGTGCCGGCGATGCCCCTGCCGGTGGAGCCGCAGGACAATGCGCCTGTGCGCGAGGTGTCGCCGATGGCGCTCCAGGCGCTGACGGATCAGCTGAAGCGGACGTTCGAGACCTACAAGAGCGACCGGCGGATCGCCGAGCTGAAGTGGATGCGCAACCTGCGCCAGTACCTGGGGCTGTACGATCCCGAGATCGAGCGGATGCTGGTGAAGGACCGCTCGCGGGCGTACCCGCGCATCACTCGCGTGAAGTGCATCAGCACCCTGGCCCGGGTGATGAACCTGATGTTCCCGGGCAACGAGCGGAATTGGGACCTGACGGCATCGCCGAGCGCGGACATGTCGCCGGACGACGTCATGGCCGCGGTGCAGAAGGTCATCGAGCGCGACGCGCAGAACGGCACCCGGACGCAGATGACCGAGGAGCTGGTGCAGAACGCCGTGAATGCGCTCGCGCAGGAGCGCGCCGTGGCGCTGCGCAAGCTGATCGACGATCAGCTCCAGGAGATCGGCGGCGACCAGACGCTCGACTACATCGCGCTCAACCGCAAGGTCGTGCAGAGCGGCGTGATGTACGGCATCGGCGTGCTGAAGGGGCCGATGGTGCGCGTGCAGCGCAACGTGTCGTGGGGCACGGGCGGGGTGGGCGGCATGCCGATGCCGCACGTGACCGAGAAGTACAAGCCGAGCTTCGAGTTCCTGCCGGTGTGGGACTACTACCCGGACATGTCGGCGAAAGACCTGCGCAGCGGCGCGGACGGCTGGTTCGAGCGCATCGTGATGACGCGCAGCCAGCTGCGGGCGCTGGCGAACCGGCCGGACTTCTTCGGCAACATCATCCGCGGCTACATCGCGCGCACGCCCGGCGGGAACTACAAGGCCCAGGCGCACGAGCAGGAGCTGCGCACGCTCGGCGTGTCGATCAACGTGAACGACATGCGCGCGGAGACCGGCAAGTTCGAGGTCATCGTGTGGCACGGCCCGGTGAGCGGGCAGATGCTGCGCGAGGCTGGTGCCGACGTCCCGGACGACCGGCTCGCCGACGACGTCGAGGCCGAGGTCTGGATGACCGGCGACAGCGTGATCAAGGCCGACATGAACCCGTGGCGCAAGATCGGCGCGCACGACGTGAAGACGGCGCACGTGTTCGTGTTCGACGAGGACGACAGCAGCCCGGTGGGCAACGGCCTGCCGGCGGTGATCCGTGACAGCCAGATGAGCGTGTCCGCTGCGACGCGGATGCTGCTCGACAACGCCGGCGTGATCTGCGGCCCCCAGCTGGAGATCAACACGGCGTTGCTGCGCGCGGACCAGGACGTCGGTTCGGTGCACGCCTACAAGGTTTGGTACCGCGACGACGATGGCCCGACCGCGCAGTGGCCGGCCGTGCGCAACGTGTCGATCGACGGGCACCTGCCGGACCTGCTGTCGACGATCCAGCTGTTCATGAACTTCGCAGACATGGAGAGCTTCGTGAACCCGGCCAACGGGGGCGACGTGCAGCGCGGCCAGGGCGAGCCGATGCGTACGGCGGCCGGGGCGTCGATGCTGCGCGGCGAGGCGGCGCTACCGTTCAAGGACATCATCCGCAACTTCGACACCTTCACGCAGTCGGTCGTGTCGTCGCTGGTGCAGTTCAACAGGAAGTTCAACCCCAGCGAGGCACTGGAGGGCGACTACAACGTCATCGCCCGCGGCGCGACGAGCCTGATCGCGAAGGAGGTGCGCGGCATCCAGGTGGACACTCTGGTGGCCACGCTGACCCCCGAGGAGCGGGACCACATCGACGAGCGGAAGCTCGTGGAGCAGCGCTTCGCGGTGCGCGACATGCAGGACGTCCTGGTGCCGCCTGTCGAGGCGGAGCGGCGCCGGCAGGCGCGACAGGCGCAGATGCAGGAGCAGCAGGAGCAGATGCGGGCGCTGGCACAGGCCGAGGTGCGCAAGACCCTGGCCGATGCGTTCAAGGCGATCACGCAGGGGCAGAAGAACGCGGCCGCGGCCGATGCGCAGAACGTGAACGCTGCGCTGGAGGTGCTCGCGGCAGGCTCTGAGGGAGAGGAGATCGAGGGTGAGGGCAAGGAAGGAGGAGCTTCTGCGCGCCGTGCAGGGGCTTCGCGGGCGGCCTGAGCACAAGATGGTGCTCGACCTGCTGGAAGCGATGCTGGACGAGGTCAAGAATACCCTGGTAGTGTGCGATCCAGCAGATTTCGCCCATGTGCAGGGGCAAGCGAAGGCATACAGCGGGCTGATCAGGATGATCGAGCGACCCAGTCCGCCCGGTTCGACAAGGGAGATGTAGTGCATGTCCGAAGCAACGCAGCCGGCGGCGGCCGATCCGTTCCTGGAGGCGTTTGCGCGCCTCTCGACGCTGGGGGACGACGCGACGCAGACCGCAGTGGACAGCGTGATGGGCGCAACCGCCCCGGCGGAGCCCGCAACCGGCCAGGACAGCGTCGCGAGTGCGGGGGAGCCGGTCACGGAGGGCCAGGACAGCGTCGCGAGTGCCGAGGAGCCGGTCACGGAAGGCCAGGACAGTGTCGCGGGTGCCGAGGAGCCTCCGGAGGAGCCGAAGAAGGCCCCGGAGGTCGATGACGACGAGCTGCTGCGCCGGCTGAGTGCACTCGTGCGCAAGGGCACGCCGGCGGAGGAGCCGAAGAAGGCCCCGGCGCCCGCGGTGGACGCCCCGGCGGAGCCCCCGATCTATTCCGCGGACGAGGAGGAGTTCCTCAAGACCTACGAGAAGGAGTGGCCGGACGTGGCGCGCGCGGAAGCCCTGCGCCGCAAGGCGGAATACCGCCAGCTGGCCACGTTCATCTTCCAAGAAGTAGGCACGTACCTGAAGCCGCACCTGGAGGCGCTCCAGACCGTCGCGACGCGGACGCACCTGTCTGACATCGAGGCACGAGTTGCCGACTACGACGAGGTGCGCGACAAGGTGGTCGACTGGGTGGGTACCCAGCCGAAATACTTGCAGACCGCGTACGAACAGGTTATCAGGGAGGGCACGGTGGATGAGGTCCTGGACCTGATCGACCGGTGGCGTCAAGCGACGGGGGCTACGGTCACGCAGCCCGCGCCGACGCGCCAGAAGACCACCGATCTGCCCCCGGCGACCAAGCAAGCGGCCGTCGCGTTGGCCCCAGTCGGTTCCAAGCGGTCTGCCCCGGCAGCCGGCGTCGACCCCAACGATTTCGAGGGGGCCTTCGCGGTGGCAGCGGCGAACAAGGATTGAACCTGATCGGAGAGCCTAGAAAATGGCACAGGTGACCAGCTACGGCGACATTTCCCCGG